TACTTAAACCAGCTGGTGCAAACCATGCTTCTCCTGCTGTATCATTAAAAGCGAATACACCTGGCATCATTGTTGAAGCTGGTACCCAAACTTGAGATCCTAAATCTGGATCAATTGTTTGAACCCATGGCCAATATGTTGCTGCATATGATGAATCTACTGCTGATGCATCATTTACTACTGTGTTAACCTCAGCACCATAATTCACTAAATCTATTATAGATAAATTATCTCCTCTTTGTTGAGAAGTATCTACCATTGTAGTTAATGGAGCTGAATGACTTTCTTTTGTTAAACCTGGTGCTACTATTAAATTATATTTGTAGTCATCTTGGTTTGCTAATAAGTTAAGTGAAATTGTATAATTACCAGCTACTAATCCTTGAGTATTAGTTCCTATATTTTCATAGAAATCTCCATTTATTGTTGCAAAAGCTGTTCCTGTAGCATCACCAAATGTACCTGATTGAGCTGTTGGAATTGAAGCTGTAAATTCTGCTTTAGCATTTCCTGCGTTATCAAAGTAATTTAATGTTTTTGCTGCTACTGATTTTACTCTAACAAAATTACTTATAGTGTTATATGTTCCTGCATTTGCAACATAATATTCACCTGTTCCTGAATCTTCAGTAACTGTTTGAGTTGAATTTCCTATTACTTTTTCAATATAATTTGAAGCATTTGGATCTAATGATAAATTAGCCCAAGTTTCTAATATAGTTTTAGAAGTTGTAATATCATCACCTCTTCTAATTAATAAACTAAATGTTCCAGAAGCAGTGTTTGGAGAAACAATTTCCCATCTAATATTATCTGATGATCCACTAGCTAATTGTCCAGCTGAACCTAAAGATGAAGTACTATTTTGATCAGTTCCTTCAGAAAGTGTTTCTAAAACAAATGATGATGATATTGATGCGTCATTGTTTGCTACTTTTGAACTTGTTGCTGGTGTATAAGAACCACTAACTATTCTAGTTACAAGTAATGAATCTCCTCCTTGTTGGAAATAATTATATGCTGCAATTGATGTGAAGTAAGTGTATTGTGCACTTCCACTTTCTACTACAGCTCCGAATTTATTTTGATACTCACTATATGTGGTAACTACTGTTGGAATACCTACTGGGCCTTTAACTGTTGGTCCTAAGATAGCTGCTCCAGCTTGTACAGGTTGTGCTTGAAGAAATGAACTGTCATTTTCATTAGCTAATACACCTGGGGATAATAATACTTCTGCCATTTTCTACAAAATTAATTTTGTTTATAAATATTGTAGAGGTTCTTAAAAGTGCAGTTAAGATTTAATAAATTCACCACTTTCTAAATTTACGGTTCCTTCACCGTATTTTTCTTTAATTTGGTTGCCTACTTCCGCCTGCTTACTTTCAAAACTCTCTATGTTTTGTTTCAAGTTTTGTTTATATTTTTCTAATGTACTTATTTGGTATTCTATTTGTCCCAATTGAAGTACGAAATCGTTTTGTTGTGTTTGTAACTCTGTTAGAGCTGTTAACTCTTCTTGTGATAAAACTGTTTTTTCCATGATTATAAATATTAATTGTTTTTGTCAAAATACATTAAATAAATAGGGATATCAAATTTTTTTTTAAAGGAAGCTAAGAGGGGTGAGTATATTATCTTCTTATTAAGAAAAGTCAATCCCCTCAAAGCTATCCATTATCCTCTATAATTTCTTCTTTAGTGAATTCACCATTATCATCTATAGTGATTCTATACCTTTTCCCTGAAGGAGAATGTAATATAATCCCTTTAGTTGAATCAGTTATTTCTATGTCTTGTTCTGTAGTTGAGGATATTTTTGTGTCAATTTCTTCTTTAAATTCTCTAAATTTTTGACCTATAAAGTATCCCAACTCTGATAATATACTCATACGACCTGTTTGGTAAAAACATTAATATGGTATAAATATGATAAAATAAGGTAAAAAAAAGGGGAACCGAAGTTCCCCTATTTGATTATTATATAGTTAAAAAACTATTTAATCATTTTATATTGAATTGTCTTTTATGCAAAAACGATTGCATTTAAGTTTGCTGATCCTGATGCTGCGTCTGCTGTACCGAATTCTGTTCTTAAATTAGTTTCAAGGTCATTTGCTTGAGTTGTGTAATTTACAAGTGCTGCATCAATTTCATTTTGTTTTGATGTTAATTCAGTTTGTAATTCTTCAACAGATATTAATCCATCTTCAGCATCTACTAATGTTAAGAATGCTGTTTCTGCTGCTTCAACTGCTTCATCTTTAACACCTAAATCTGCAACGTGTGCATCTGTATATGTTGTTAAAGAAGTTGCTCTTGCATTTTCGTATTTTACTTTTTGACCATTTTGATCATTTTGTTGTGATGTAAAAGCATCTCCCCTTTCGGATGATTGTTGTTCTCTTACTGTTGATATTCTTGTAATCGCTTGATATCCAAGTCTACCTAATTGTCTTGCTACGCTACTCATGGTATTTTAATTTTATTTGTTATTAATTTTATTTTTTAGTTAGAATATTATCCTTCACCACCTACTTGTGCTTCTTCTTCTGCTGCAAATCCTTCTTTTGGTGCATTTACTTCTTCCCATATTATTTCTTCTTCCCCTTCTTCAACGTAGAAACCTTCACCTAATCCAGAAGAAAATCCAAGTGCTGCATCAATGACATTTCCTACTTCTGCTTGGAAAGCTGCTAAATCATCATTCTCTCCAGTTACAAGGTTTGCTAATTCTGAGTTGTGTGTATCAGACCAATCAGTGATTGCTGCTGAAAACTCAGCAACAGCATCTAATGCTATTCCGAATCCTTCTTCTTGCATTTTATTTATTGTATCTATACATTTTGCTTGATGTTGTTGTTTGTTTGTTTCTCTAATTGTTCCTGCTGCTACTTCAGCTGCGTCTGCTGCTGCTTCCATTGCATTATAAGCTTCATCAATTACTCCTTTTGCTATTGTATCTGCTTGAACTGCTGCTAGAGTAGCTGCTTTATCTGCATTATATGCTGCTGTTGCATCTTCTCCAACTAATTGTACTAATTGCGTTATTGTACTCATGTTATTTAATTTTATTTATTATTAATTTTGTTTTATCTTTCAGTTGGAATATTATTCTTCACCTTCTGCTGCTGCTTCTTGTGCTGGTGCATATCCTTCTTTTGCTTTTGCATATGATTGTGCTTTGTTTGGATCTGGTTCACCATTGTATCCTGATGAAAATCCATCAAAATCTCCAATTCTTGCTGATTCTGCACCCCATTCCTCAAGTTTTAAAGCTGTTGCTTCTTCAATTGCTGCTGATAATTCACCATGTTTTGCTACTAATGCTGCAAAGTTAACATCCATCGAGCTAACTTCATCTCCATAAACATCTGCTAAATCTGCTTCAAATTGATCTTGAATTGCTTGTAATGCTGCGCTATCTGCTGCCGCGTCAGCTTTTAAAGCTTCCATTGCTTCTGAATGACTAATTGATCTTGCTAGCATTGCTGCTGTATGGGCAGTTTGTGCTTCCTCCATTGTTGATGTGTGTCTAGCGTCAGATGCGTCTTTTGAGGCCTTATACATGCCTCCCATTGCTGCTGCTATGTCATTTGCTATTGCCATAATATAATTGTTTTTATATGTTATTAATTAAAAAAAAATGTAACTTAATGTGGAAACTAATTACACAGAATTGTGTAATTTGATTGGTGTACTTTATATTTTATGTACGGTTATAAATATGAAAAAATAATAGAAAGTTGCAAAAAATATGCAAAAAAATCAAAACAAGTTTTAGATGTTATGTTAAAGTAATATGCAGAATTTTATGGTGATTTTTTTAATCAAAATCAAAACCTGCAAGACCTTCTTCAAAAGCATCCACATCATTTTGATCAAGAGATCCTTGTCTTTCCCATTTAGTTTCATCAAATGGGTATATAGAAGTATGTGATTCTATACAATTGTATAATCTTTTATCTGGGCCAATAATATCATTATTTACTACATAATGAATATTAGGAGCCCAATCTGTCATACCTGATGAATGTCCTAATGCTTTTTCTTGTAATACATTAATTCTTACTTTAACTTCTAAAGTAGAATTACCTGATTGGTTTGTTACTTCAATACATTCAAATGTTAAATAATTTACAACCCCAGTTAGAAATTTTCCTGAGTTTTCAATGATTACAAAAGGGGTAGTACCTGATAGGAATGCTTGATTTACTTGATCTAATGCTAGACCATCTATTTTTACACCTGCTGTAGAAGAATATAATCTAATATGACATTTTTTATTAGCCCTTAAATTTAAAAGACCATCAGTATGTTTTATTTGGTTGTATTTATCCTTATTATCTGTTAAACTTTTATCTAGAATTCTAAAGTCAATTTCTCTGTCTTGATAAATTACCTGAGTTTCTTCTTTTATGTTATTTGGATGATACATTCTATTATAAATATTAGAAGATAAACCAACCTGTACCACCATTACTAACAGTAGAAATTGATTCGTATTGTATGTCTAAATCTGTATATGTTGTGGCTCCATCTATTGTATCTGAACCTTGTCTTTGAAGAGTAACTGTATTTGCTCCTGCAGCTTGTGTTAATTTAAATCTTATTTCTCTACCTGGATATGTAGTTGCATCTGGCATATTTACTGTAACATCTCCTCCTGAAGGATCAATTAAAATAAATTGTTGTGTTCCTGTTATTGTATAAGGTGAATCTGTATTATCTAGTGAGACTGTACCTGAATTTAGAAGGGAGCCTGATAATAATAATGTTGAACCTGATATTGCTGTTGCCCCTGTAAAATCATAATTGTATGCTACAGATGATGTTACATGAGTATTACCATATATATCAGCTACATTAACTGCCGCATTAGTCCCATAACTAGGTCTTACAACCGTTGTCATTCCCTTATATATATTATTTTGGGCTATATAATTTTTATCACGAACGTTATATAAGGCATTTTTTGTTGCATCTTCTGTTTCTAAAGTACATCCTATAATTTCAACTCTACCATCAAAGTTGGTATCATTATATATAACATGATTTGAGATAGAAGTTCCAGTACAATCATACATTTTACCACCAGAGTTAAATCTCCAAGCATATCCTGAATCAGCAAAAGCAGAACAGTTGTATGCTTTTGAATTATTATTTCTTAAATAAATCCCATTACCTGATACTGTAACTCCTGTACAATTATGTAATTCTGTGTTAACTTGATTATATATGCCATGATTTGAGTTTGAATATCCAACACAATCAGCAATTACTCCATTACCACTAGCATTAATTCCAGCACTAGAATTTGATTTACCTATACAACGTTTCAATCCTCCCCTGGCTGCTGTTATTCCAGACCATATTCCATAACTACTATCACTTACTCCTGTAGAATCACTTGTTTCATAATAAACTAATAGCCCATAACCTGTGGTTGACTCTCCATAAGATCTTTTTACTGCTCCACTATTACTTCTTCCTTCGATTCCAATACCACCACCTGTTGATACTCCCTTACAGTCATACAAAGTTCCATAATTCCAATATATTGCGGTTCCAGAAGCTTCTGATTCTAAATTGTATATGTTAAATCTTGTATTTCCACCATGTTGGGCTGTCAAACCAAACCCTGATGGGTTTTCTATTTTAACATCAAAACAATAAATGTTATTATTATCCTGATTATTAGTTCCATCAAGTAAAAATGCTGCCCCTTCTGTAGAAGCATGACTTCCACCACCAATTCTTCTTATTCTTATATTAGTTAAATGTAAGGTATAATCTGCTACTTCTTCATTTTGTATAGAACTTGTAGGAGAAGAACCACTTAAAGTATAAGTATATCCATTACCATCTAAAGTTGTACCACTTTTTAATACAACTTTTTTAGAATCATCAGTTTCAGTATAATTTGAAAACATTTGAATAACATCACCTGCAGTTGAAGCTGCGGCTGAAGCTGATAATGAAGAATAGTAAGTAAATGATCCTGATTCTTGTGCTATACCAAAGTTATTAGCTGATGATGCTGGTAGATTTGTTAATGCTGAACCATCACCTGCAAAACTTGTTGCTGTTAATGATCCTGTTACGTGTGAGTCGCCTTTCGAATGAAAGCCGTTTTTTATTATAAATTCGTTTGCCATATCTTTTCCCTATCCAAGATTATGTTAATATTTTATTTTTTAAATAGCTGGTATTGGTTCCTGCCATTCTGGTGTAGCCATTAAAGCTAAACATTCTGTATGTGTTCCTTCCCATGTAGGAGTAACACTACCTGATGGTGCTATAAATGTAGGCCAATCAACTGTTAGCCATTTTAACACACATTGAGTTCCATCTACTGATTTTCTAACAGTACTTATTGAAGTTTCCATAACTTGAGAAAAATCAACTTTATCTAAATCTGATGTTAAGATTGTAGCGTATGTTCTATTTGAATAATCCATTTTGTTATAAATATGTTAAGTTAAACCAAATCTACCTTTTAATGCGTTATAGTTTTGTTTGACTTCTTGAGCTGAGAGGGTACGATTATATATTTGAGATAAATAAATACTACCATTAAGAGCTAAACTTAATTGATGTCTAATACCCATTAAAAATTTATTAGGGCTTAAAAAAGAATCAAATCCTGCTATACTAGCAGTTTGTGGATTCTCACCATTTAAATATCCTATAATTTGATTATTAGTTCTATCTATAACAAATGTTGACATATATATTTGATTTTTATTTATACTAAAATTAACATTTGCTCTTTGAGTGGTATTATTTTGTCCACTAACTCTGTATTGTAAATTTGAAGTAGTTTCTGCGTACCATATTAACCAACCAATTATATTAGAACTTCCGCATCCTTTACCTATAATAATGGAGGTGGTGGTGTTATCACTATCAATTTTAAAAAAAATATTTGCTGTATAATTATTTGTTTGAGGGTCTAAAGGAGAAGCTCCTGCTTGCCCAAAATCTATATAATCATCTACTCCACTTAACCCAAATTCAAAATCATTTGGCAAAGAACTATTAAATCCTACATCATTTTTAAGTGTACCATTATATCCTCCTATAAAATCATAAACTATTGTTCCACTGCCCGGGTATGATATTTTATTTGCGGCATCTATATAAAATATTAATCCATTAGTTACTATGTTAGGTCCAAAATTCATTATTCAAATCTCCCTTTTAATGCGTTGTAGTTGTGTAGGACTTCTGTTGATGATAAGGCACGGTTGTAGGTTTGGATAGGACCTATTTCGCCATCAAAATATTTACTACTTGTACCATTTCCTATAGTAGAATAAGTAGAATCCGTTACTGAGTTTGTTGTTGTAGATCCAAAAATTATAGCATTTCTATATACAGTTAAATTATTTGAAAAATCTCTTGTAATAAAAATATTTTGCCATTCATCAGCTGCGAAATTATTTCCACTACTTTCGTTAAATGTTGTTACTGTGCTTTTAAGTTTTACTTTAAATTGTGTTGCTGATTTAATTTGTATCCAATTATTACTAGAAGCTCCATCACCAAAAAAATTTTGGTCACTTACATCATCTGGATTAACCCATACAGAAAGTGAAAATGCTGATGGAAACGTTATGTCTGAAGATAAAAGTATATTATCATCACTACCATCTAGTTCCCATACTCCAAAATTTGAATCAGATAATAAAGGGGTAGTTGAAAGAGTGCCTACATTATTTCCTATAGTATCAGTAGCAGTAGTTCCTGTTTTAGGATAACATGCTCTATTTGCAGCATCCATATTAAATACTAGCCCATCCGCTATTATATCTGTTGTTATGCTACCTACTCTTCCACTCATAGTCCGAATCTTGATTTTACTGCGTTGTAGTTGTGTAGGACTTCGTTTGATGATAGGGTGCGGTTGTATGCACGTACAAATCCTAGATTACCATCTAAATGATAAGTAACAAAATAACTACCTATTTTATTAAAAGAATGTTCATAACCACTAGCATCTCCAAAAACTGGGGTAGTTGTTACTTCTAAAACACCATTACAATAACCTTTTAGTTCATTAGCAGTACTATCATAGGTTATACAATGCCAGCTAAATGATGTATTTGATGCTGAGGTAGTATTTAATGCTGTCCATGAACCTGGTCTATTTTTAAAAGATAATACACCATCTTTAAAAACTATTGATGTTAAAATACCTCCATCTATAGTGGTTCTACCAACTACGGGTTCATAAGATCCAGCAGCCCCACTTTGTTTATATGTAAAACTTACAGTAAAATCTGTAAAAATTATAGGATTAGAAACTTCCATATCATCCTCAGTCCCATCAAATGCAAAGCTAGGTGTAATAGTACTAGAATCATAAAAAGTATCATTTATAAAACTACCTGATTGGGTTAAATCTACAGTATTAAATGTTTTTGTTGTAGCAGAACTAGGTATAGTACTTGCCCTATTAGCAGCATCCATATTGAATACTAGCCCATCCGCTATGATTGGGGTTGATATTGAACCTCTTCTGATTCCCATAACTTTATATTGACCTTATTATGGTCTTTATTTTGTAACCTGCATTTGTAGCATGTGATGCTATTTGTGCTTGACTTTGTGATATATGAACTATTAAATTAAAATCTGTTGTATTTCCTATATCTGTTGTTGTTGTTTCTGTGTAATTTATTGTGCTTCCACTCCATATTGACATTATACTACCTGCCCTTGCATTTGAGCCAGATTGTACCGTGTAATCAAAGAATGCACCGTCATATGAGCTAGTACTTAATCCAAATATGGATTGTGTTGTAGCTGCTGTTGTTGAGCTGATTACCGCAGTAGTATAAAGTGACTGAGGTGATTTACCTATGTAAACATCACCTGAGGCTGATGCTTCTAGAATTGGTAATCCTGAAATATCGTTTGCTGTAAATATTGTTCCTGATAAATCATCATCTACTGAAAATAGTGTACCTTGACTTCCTATTATATCAAATACTGTTGAACCTGATCCTTCTAATGTTAAGGATGCAGTTGCCCCTGAGCTTGAAATTATTGCTGATCCTGAATATGGAAACGGGTCTGAAGATGGTAAATTTGTTAGTTGTGAACCATCGCCTACAAAGTAAGCTGCTGAAGCTGTATTATTAGATGTTATTGAACCACTTACAGATAACTTTAGATCATTACTAGAATCACCAATTTGCATTCTTGAAGAACTTATTAAAATTCTATTAGTGTATGTTCCTGTACCTCCTGCTCCTGTAGTTTCTCCTATTTTTAAATCCTCATCATATCCATTATTTTGAAAAAACCAACCATTTGCTGTTGTTGAACCTTGTCCTATAACTAATCGAGAATATGAACTACCTCCATTATTAATACCCATTATCCATTCAGCAGCATTATTGTTAATTTGGTCCATATGGAAGTTTTGGTATACCTTTTGTGCTGTAAACCAAGTACCATCTCTGGCATCATCTGCTGCTTTAAAATAAAATGCATCAGAACTATTAAATATCATAGCAGGATGGTATGGGTTTAATCCACCTGCTGTATAATCTTTTATATGAATTGAACCTGTTGCCCCTGTGTAGTTAAACATTGTTATACCTGCACCTGTATCTTGTGTTGTACCTGGGTTTGATGGGTTAATTAATGTAATACCTGTTATAGAATTAGTACTACCTGATTGTACAGTTAATGAACCTGATATTACAGCGTCTCCTGTATATGGAAATGGGTCTGTTTCTATTCCTGTTAATTGTGAACCATCACCTAAATATGTTCCAAAGGATGCTGTTGAGGTTGCACTTGCGCTTATGTTTACACCTGTAGATGCTGTTAAGTGACCATATAAATTTATACTAGGGTTATTTGCTAAATTTACATCAGGATTACCTAAAAGGATTGTACCTGAACCTCCAGTTGCAGATGATCCTGAAACTGTAAATATAGTACTAATTTCTCCATTAACATAACTAGCTCCTCCAACAAATAAATTGTTTTTAGCCCATAAATCTGTTCCCCTATCATCACCCATAAACCCTGAGTTCCTATATAACACTACCATAGGTGTTTTATAAGCAAAATCTGAAGAGCTAATTATAAGTTCAGCTCCAAAAGATCCTAAAAATCCTAAATCATGTGAGTTTTTAGTTTTAATATGATATCTACCTAAATCTACTTTTTCAACTGCGGTACTAACATCAGTTTGACTTCCTGTAATAGTTAATGATCCTGTTATATCAGTATTGCCCTCAAATCCTATACTACCGGTAGCACTAAGAACATAAGGAGATGTTTGATTTGGGGATGAATCTGGATCTGATAATCTTTCACCTAATCTAATACCAGATGATAACCAACTTATTCTATTATTAGAATGCCAATTATGAGCTGCTAAAAATCCATACGCTAAAGTTGCAGCTCGTAATGAAATATTACCAGTCATTGTATTAGTAGAAGTATTAGATTTTATAACAACTTGTTCTAATCCTGAATCTTCTAATGCAATTTTAGCATCATATATTTTAGTTTCTTCTGCGGGGTCACTATTAGATTGAATTGTTAAACCTGGAGTGCCTGATGAAAATATTATAGTTGATCCTGTTATGTTTACAGGTCCTATTAATTCTGTTGAACCTGATATAATGGCTGAACCTGTATATGGAAATGGGTCTGTTTCTATGCCTGTTAATTGAGAACCATCACCTAAATATGTTCCAAAGGATGCTGTTGAGGTTGCACTTGAACTTAAATTGCTAGATGCTGTTATACTTGTGCCTAATAGATTTAAACAATCGGATACATTCCCAAATGAAATACAATTATGGGAAAAATCATAATCTATTGCTAAGTTATTTTCTATATATAGCTGTTTTGCAAATATATTATTACTAGAACTTATATTGTTTGAAGCTGTAATATTAGTTACTTCAATAGAACCTTTTACATCTAATGATACATCAGATGAACCTGACATTACTAATGTATTTGTACCTACTGTATGTCTAAAAGATACTAAATCTATGTCTGAGTTGTCACTTACACCAAAACTTATTTTATTTCCATTATTAACATAAAGATCTTTCCACCTCCTATTGTAATCTCCTAAATTTAGTTGAGCAGGAGCATTAGGAACAAACCCCGCTGTTGTCAATTTAACAGCATATGTTGTACCACTTACTATATACTTTATTTTTCCAGAGCTATCAAAAAGTAATCCGTTTTGTGTTTGGTTTGTTCTTAGATATAGTGAACTTGTAGTAGACCTTGAAGCAATCTCTAACATAGGATTACCTTGGTCAAATCTAAAATCAAGTCTATTTTGTTGATCTATATCTGGTTCATGGATAGTAAAAACTGAACCTGAAGGCATTGTTATGTCAACTGGGGAGTTAATTTGAAGACCATTATCTGGAGAAATAGAAGCTGATACGCTTCCACTTATAATTTGGTATGCATCAGGAATTGATCCTGAAAATGAACCACTAAATAATCCAGTACCATTTCCAAAAAAACTTCCTGTAAATGAACCTGTAAATGGACCATTGCCTGATAAAGCTAAAGATGCTGTGTCGGCATAACTTGAAGATACTTCTTTTGTTATTTCATGTGAAGCTGAAACTGCATATTCAGCATAAGAAGCAGATGTCGCAAAATCAGCATGTGATGCTGATAATGCATAACTTGACGAGATTGATGAATCTCCTCCATTTTCTCCACCGCTAGTAACTATTATACCCGGATCTACAAATCTTATTTTACTCATTTAATATCTTTTATTAATTATAAATATTAACCAGTTGATATAGTTGGTACTCCTCCATTATTCCATATTACACCTGCTACTAAAGGATCTGATGTAGGTAGATCACTTAAAGATGTATATGTAGGTGGTGTTGGGTCATTTGGAAAACTAACTGGGTTTGTTCCTAAACTAACTTGTCCTGATATTGTATCTCTAGTTCTACCATCTGGGGTTACTGTTGGGTTTGCTTCATATCTTTCAGGATTTGAATCAATTTCCATTCCAAATATAATTTTTGATTTATCATTATATTTTCTGATTGCTTCCATATCCTTTTGTATCACTTCAGGAACTATATAACCATACATTTTTATATCAAATGTACCTCTTACTAATCTTTCTTGACTTTGTTGTAGTTCTGTAACTGTAGTGAAATTATCTATTCTAGCCCTAAATTTAAAACGTTCAGGATTACCCCAATATGAATCAGAAGCATAATTTATTGCCTCTATTATTTTGTTTAATTGTTCTACATAATAGGTTTGGATTATACAACTATAATTTAAAGTAACCCAATCAGGAATGACATTTGCTATAAATTGTTTAGTTGGTACCCTATTATTAAGTAAATTAAAATTACTATAAAAATTTTTATCATTATATACTTTTTGCCAATGTGTATATAAGTTTGGAGAATTTGCATCTAATTTTCTAGACAGATTTCTATTTTTTTCTATTGAATTTCTTTTAAACATTAAGATTGGATTCATTATAGCACCTTTTTTATCTCTATAATATCCATCTTTTTGTACTGATTTCCACCTTTCAGGAGAACCATATATAATTGGTACTGCTATTCTTTCTCCATTTTGAACTACTGATGGTCTTATAACATTTTCAAAATAATACATTATAGATTCATCTATATCTTGTATTCCAATTGAAAAAGGTTTAACTGTGTCCCCTTTAAAGGACATTTTAGTAGACCTATTAAAAGGAATGTCAGCTTGATTATTTGGTGAAAACTGTCCCCCTTCAGCGGCATCATTAGGATTACCATATTCTGAAGAATAAGGTGTTTGTAAATCCTTAGATATCTCTTTTTGAGATTTTGGTACTGGTTTTCTATATTTCTTAGCCATTTATTCTTCCTTTTTCTATTTGTACCTTGTCTACTGGTGTGTAGTGTGTTTTACATATGATAGATAAATCACTACCAAAGTTTTCTAATCCAGGATTAATTGGATTTTCAGCGTAGTTATAATCAGGATCTTTACCTACAAAGTATTGATTGCCTATGACATCATCTACTTCATAGTAACCTCCATAGTAATATATTATGTCTCCTACTTGAGGAACTAGGTCAGCTCCAAAATAATCTCCTTTGTCAAAATCTTTATTAAAATCTAAATTTCTTTGCAATAAATCATCGCGTAAAAACTTAAAATCAACATTTCTATAATATTGTACACCAAGTTCATCATCTGGGTAGGATTGTGGTTCATGTGTTATTAAACAACTTAATATAACTCCCCTATAATAATATTTTGAACCCGCGGCTTCACCATAAAGGTTAACTTTAGTTTCATCTAATTTAAATTTATAGTAAACACATTCTTGAGAGATAATGTTACCCATTAACTCCCTATTTACATGTCTAAATAGGCTTATATCTCTTTTTCCTCCAAATAAAGCCATATTATCCTATAAAAATGGTATAAGGTACCTTGTTAAGTTCTTTTTCTAAGTAATCACCTTCTTGTGA